ACAGAGAGGGTGTTCAAGTCATCTACAGATACCTCCTAACGCCCTTAGTGTTGATTCCATGTGATATAGAGAGAGCGTTGGTCCACTCTTCGCGTCTGAATTCCGGAATAGCCCCAAAGTCATTCGTCATATTTGGGAGAACTTGAGAAAAGGATGGGATACAAATCCTATGAATGTCCCATAGAGGCCCCTACGCCCCCCCCGCAAGGAGGTACGTCTAAGTAGGTATATCTATAAGAGTCTATCTTTTCTCGAACAAAAGTTTGTTCCAAGACACCATTATTCCAACCCGCGGCTCCCGAAGGCCACAGACAATCAGTCAGGTTTTTCTAGCCAAACTATTCCATACTCTCTTTCGCGCTGCAAAGGTATTATTAAATACAACCTCCGCCCTATCACCACCACACTTCCTCCCACTAGTAGCCAGGTACTCCGGTTCCCCTATGGAGCTCCTACACGTCTGCTAACTCTTCGAATAACGTTTTAATTTTATTCGAAGAGATTCGCGCGACGATCCGCTGCCAGCTTTCCTCCCCTTTCTTGGAAATGAATCCTTGAAAGAAGGGGGAATTGCCAACAACGGCTGGAGCCTCTTTGCTTCTAATGATTGGTAAGCCACTAAGAGCTCGTTCCTTCCGCGCATCTCTTCCCTTAGCAAGAGATTGCTCAAGACGACTACACCGCCACTTAAATCGGACTCGGGATTCCTCCCAGGACTTAAGCGCGTTGTAAACTCTGCATCTAACACGTGATTGATCGGTTTCTTCATCTAAATTTCCAAAGAGGATGCCGTGTGTTTCTAACACTCGCTCCTCACCCATTCGAAAGTCACGACACCTGCCTCGTAGATCAGAACCTAGGTCCCAGGAGAGATCTTTTAAAATCTCTTCACGGGTTTCCAGGGGGTCCGCTACGAATCCCAACGTATGAGAAGACAATTTGCTCTTCTCAATGTCGGCACGGTGATCGCGTATAGTACTTTCAAAGCGAGAACGGATATCTTTGGGAAGACCCAGGACCGGCTGAAAGGCGCCTCGAAGAGCCTTAAAACGACTCTTCTGTTTTTCACCCCGATCGATCTCACCTTCAGAGAAAGGTTGTTTCTTCATTCCGAAACAGAGCCCCATATTCAAATAGGGTATCTCGGAAATCTTCTCTCCGACACGAAGAAACATTGCAGAATTTACTGTGCAGAACATGCTAGACACGAAGTTCTTCCCTATGCTTTTTTCCAGACCTGCGAGGGGGAGGCAACTCTCCCATCGAGAAATGAGCTCCGGGCTAGCCAAAAAGAGAATATCATCCCCATTAACTAGCACAGGCAAGTCCTTGACGTCCCAAGTACGTTTTGTCTCCTTTTCTAGACAATAACGGTAGATCGCCAAATTAAAAACACAGAGAAGCGGGAATGAGAAACGAGAACCCATAAGCTGACCATTGGTCATCTTGAATTCTGTCGGACACTGATCACCTTTCAACCCCGATTTCGAATAGTCTATTTTCTGATCGCTCAAATTATGTTTCAAGAGCAATCGAACAAATAGATCATTAGAGACCGTGTTGATCAGTTCAGCGGACAAGTCAAGATGACATGAGTCAGTCGCCCCCGAATAATCCCCGGAAACAAAGAGTGGATGCTCCTTGCCCTCAGTGAACCATTCAGGAACCACCTTACGCGTCCTCCTA